TTGTTATTCCGTTCCCCGGGACCTTTGTTCATTATTACTATCAAAAGAGCCACGAATAATTGTAGGATACGCTGGTGTTACTGAGGCTAAGGATACTCTTGTCCATAGTCCCATATGTTTCAGCGTGTTACAAGTTTTATTCATCATGTCTTTATTTAGTCCTGGTTTCAATTATTATACTTTATTTTGTGTTTTTTGTCAAATTGTTTCGTAATCTTCTTTACCCACTCCGCATTCGGGGCAAGTGTGTGATTCTGGCAATTCATCCCATACACCTTCTGTTTCTTCATTGTGGACGTGACCACAAACAATGCATACATGTTCCATTATAGTCTCCTTATTAGATTACCGGGAAGGTAACTGAATCTAGTTTGTCTTGATAAGCTGACGCATGACGTTCTTCAACTCTCTTTAATGCCGCAAATCGTTTTTCTGCTTTAGCCAATAAAGTTTTAAACTGGTCAGCATGTGCAGAACTTTCAATAATCTGGGTTCTAAACTCATTCAATGCAATTTGGTTATTTTCTGCCTTAGCATCTTCTTCAAAGCCTGGATACATTGTAGTGAACTCATACGTTTCACCCTCAATAGCTTTCTCCAAGCATTTCTTTGTAGTTAGATTACCCATTAGCAATTCTAAATGTCCCCAAGCGTGTAAGATTTCCTGATCCGCGGTATGTTCAAAATGCTTTGCAATTTCTTCATGACCTTCTTCGCGGGCAATCTTAGCAAAATAACGATACTTGATATGAGCCATTGACTCACCGGCAAGTGCGCTTTCTAAATTCTTTAATGTGTTTGATACTTTATCAAATGGCATGTGTGTCTCCTGATTAAAGATAGTATATATCATTTCTGCAACATAATCAAATATTTCGGGAGAATTAAAAATCATTAAATATCTGATGATTTTTAATCCCAACGAATATTCAGTAGTCTTTCTTAGCTACGATGAACCCAATTGTGACGAAAACTTTCAACATTTATTGAAATTAAAGCCTGATTGTCTTAGGGTTCACGGTGTTAAGGGTTCTGATACTGCTCATAAAAAAGTTGCAGAGATATCACTAACTAAAAACGTGATTATAGTCGATGGGGACAACCATGTCAATGATGACTTCTTCCAAAACACAATTGAATTGAATGATGACGTAGATTTGAGTATTTCTGTTTTAAGTTTCAGTGGAAAAAACTGTATCAACGGCACACAATACGGAAACGGTGGGATTAAGATATGGCCTGTTGACCTAATAAGGAACATGCGTACACATGAAAATAGTGATAGAATTGAAACCAAAGTAGATTTTCACTTAGAAAAGTACCATCAACTAAATCGTTTGGGTAGCACAGTTGTGATTAACAGTAGCCCAAAACAAGCATGGAGAGCAGGGTTCCGTGATGGTGTCAAATTGTGCTTGAACAATAAAGGTATTATATGTGAACTTGATGACATTGATTGGCGAAACTTTGACAGACTATGGAATTGGACTCATATAGGACAAGACGTTGATAATGGAATATGGGCAATTTATGGTGCTAGATTGGGTGTGTACATGACGGTCATTAACAAATTTGATTACACTAACATAGAAAATTTTGATTACTTGAACACAATCTTTGATCCAATGTCAACTGTTAATGTATTAGAAGAATGCAATCGTTTAGGTAAATTAATCAATCATCCAAAGATAACAGATGTATGGTCAGGTAATGATAGCAAACGATATAAAGAAACTGTAAAACCTGTATATCGTAGTCCCGAATCGTTTCTAAAAGAACCACTGAGCAATGAATACGATATTGTGTTTATTAGTTACTATGAACCAAACAGCGATTACAACTATAAAAAACTATGTGAAAGATTCCCTAGAGCAAAAAGAATCAATGGTGTAAGAGGCATACATCAAGCACATATTGAGGCAGCTAAACTTTGTGAGACAGATTATATTTGGATAGTTGATGGGGATGCTGAGATAGTCAATGATTTTAACTTTGATTATGTTGTTCCGTTTTTTCATCATGAGGTAGTGAGAGTTTGGCGTAGCAAAAACCCAATCAATGATTTAGTATATGGTTATGGTGGTGTTAAATTATTACCAAGAACAAGTACTATTCGCATGAATAAAGACAAGCCAGATATGACAACCAGTATTTGCAAACATTATGAACCTATCATGGTAATTAGTAACATCACACGTTTTAACACTGACGCATTCAATACATGGCGAAGTGCATTTCGTGAATGTTGCAAACTAAGTAGTCAAGTAATTAATAATCAAGTTACTGATGAGACAAAAGAAAGATTAGATGTTTGGTGTGGTGTTGGACGTGATAAACTTTTTGGTGATTTTGCAATTGAGGGTGCAATATCAGGTAGAATGTACGGATATCAAAATAGAAATGATTTAATAGCATTGCGTAAAATCAATGACTTTGATTGGATGAAAGAAAACTATGACAGATTTTACGACAATACCGTGGAGTAATATTGTTAAGTTTGGTCAAGCAACCATGCTTGATGAAAACCTATTTTCTGTTAGTTGGATATTAGGACGATTCTGTAACTACAAATGTAGTTACTGTTGGCCATATGCTAATAGTCAAACACCCGATCATCAAGAACTAGAAATCTATACCAGAGCAATGGATAACATCAGAATGCAAGCCAGTAATAATGGCTATACTAGATTTCATTGGAGTTTTAGCGGCGGGGAACCAACAGCATATAAACATTTCTTAGTGTTGGCAGAACGTACTTTGTACGATAGTATCCATATGACTACTAATCTAAGTCCCGGCATTCAATGGTGGGAACGTTGGTTGAAAGCAACTGAATTTAGTAGACGCCGCAGTATTACTGCTAGTTTCCATCATGAGTTTGCAGATGAAAAAGAATTTGGTGACAAGATACTATTCTTAACTGAAAACAATGTGTTTGTAACTGTAAATCAAGTTATGGTTCCCGAACAGTTTATGGATTTGTATGACAGATGTAAACGATTCAGTGAACGGGGAATTAATGTCACATTAAAGCCACAGACTGACCCAACTGCTAGTTATGTAGTTGACGGATACAGTGAAGATATGTTACAATTGATGCGTACAGGATTTCCCCAATACAATAATGAAAATGAAGTATTGCAAGTAAAACTAATAGACAACGAAAATAAAGTTTGGTACTTAGACCAAGCCGAACGTTTTAATGCATTTGGATTTAATAAATTTAATGGATGGATGTGTAACAGCGGATATCAAGGTATTGTGATACGTGAGAATGAAGTCAAACGTAGTTATAGTTGCCACGATAAAATATTAGGAACACTTGATAAAGGCTTTACGATTTTTGATGGACCTAAAGTATGTACTACCCCTAGCTGTATGAGTAGCGCGGACAGCAAAATACCTAAGATTAAGTTATGAAAATAGATACTGAACATTTGCATTTTTGGATGCAAGCAATTAGACAAAGTAACAATCCAATGCGTACATTAGATGCGTTTTGGAGTGGACAACTTAAAAGCAAAGAATGGTTGATCGACATGTTAATCAAGCATATTCATTCAGGTGTTGATATTGATATAAATGGCGGATGGGTAGGTGTATTATCTAGTATGTTATTTAAAAGCAAAATACCTGTTTGGAATATAAGAAGTATTGATATTGATCCTCACTGTGAACAAATTGCTAACACAATGAACAAGAAAGAAGAAATGTCCGGACATTTCAAAGCAATAACCGCAAATATGTGCAGTATAATAACGGAAGCCGATGTTATTATTAATACTAGTTGTGAGCATATTACACAAGAAGAATATGAGCAATGGTTGAACAACATACCCAGTGACAGTTTAATAGTATTACAAAGTAATAACTACCAAATTGATGAACATATACGCATAGCCAATTCGTTAGAACATTTTAAAGAACAATCACATATCAATGTATTTGAAAGTGTTGAGTTAGAACTACCACTATATACACGATATATGATTATTGGAGAGAAAATTGTATAACATAGAAGA